AGGTGCATCACTATCTGGTCAGCCCCCCACGGTCCTTCCTGCAAGGACTGTGAGAACCAGATGTGGCAACGGCGCCAAACACACATGTGAGTTGCAACATGGAGAGGATGCAGACCCCAACCATGCAGGCTCAAACAACTTCATCCCGTCATATGTGTTTGGTGGCCGCCCCTGAAACCACCACCCATCACCAGGCTAAATACCGGTGACGGTGGCCGACTGGACGCCCCTGAGCTCAACCACGTATTCAATCGTAACCGAACCAATCAACGTGTTAACAAGAGTCCCGACGGTTGCCCAGGCAATGCATCCCTGCACACAACGGTTGATCTCCTCCAAGGATGTTGGAGATTCACGGTTGATGGCAAATGATTTATGCCTTGGGACGAGGGGTACGTTGTAATCAAGTGGCTCCCACACAGGTGTTCCGCGACCCCACTTGGTGGTCTGGGCAATACCGGCTATGGCAGCCTGGCCGTAGGAATTCAAGCGAATGTTGTTGATCATTTCAACATTATCGAAGAAACCTATCCAGACTTGACCGGGAGTAGTAGTGCCACACGCAGGTGTGTACCTGATGTGGAGACTCCTAATAACGTACTCCTGATAATTGTACCCTATAAGAGCGGCAGGGTCAGCTGTACCGGTATTGGACCCGGCAGCAATGTAATAGCTGCCATAAGTGGTAGCTACTGCCGTCGTGGACAATGTGCTAACCTGGTAGCGTGAGCGCACAATAGTGGTCTCACCCCCAGTGTTGGCTTTGATGCGGTTTCGAGGAACACGCGGCTGACGCATCAGGGCCTGGCCACGCTTGTTTTGCTTCTGCTTATTAGGCATAATGGGTTCGTATTGCTAGCTTGTATTTGGTAGATGTCTACCAGGGGAGCATCGGAGTCATATTCTATGTCGGGCCACTGGTGTTCGATTTCGACCTGCAAATCGGGATTTATGCCAAATGCAAGCCAAAACGAGTACCTGGCACGTGCGTCGATGCAAGACTGCTTGACGCCACGGGCCATATAACCGAGACCAGAGTCATAAACATGCTCTACTGCCCCCCCAGTGGCAGCTACACCATGCTTCCTAATGGCGGTGTAAAACGACTCCCAGACAGGCACACCACGGGTCAGTTCGTAACCACACGTGCCAATGGCGTCACGCCAGGCATCAAAGCTCTTTTCATTGTCCCAGCTAAGCAAGGACACACAATCTTTGGACATAGCTGTCCAAGGGTTGCGGACCATCCGCCAACCGTTACTAAGTAACACAGGCTGACTCTGGCAGAACTCGATGCGCTCAAACACATCGACGGTGGGTTCACGGGTGAGCTTAAAACCAAAATCAGTGAACCATTGGTCGATGCCATCAAGCTTGTGGAGATCACGGTGTTCCAAAATAAGAACACAGTCATCACCATTATGGATAGACGCGCTTGGACACCGTGTTGTTCGAAATAACCTAACACGATGCTGGACATGATGAGGCAATTGCCCATACCGGTGTTAATGTCACCGGACATGCGACAGCCTTCAACAACGTACTTAACTAGAGAGTCGCCAACACGGCCGAAGCCATGGTTGACCAATTGCCAACTCAACAACTTGCGGAGTTCCTTCGAGTGAAACACGGCGTTGTAGACAGAGTGTTCGAAAGCAAGGGCGGCTTGACTCACATGCTGGTCAAACCGGCTCGCATCGAGACCCACTGCTACAGGGCGGTGGAAACTATCCCAGTTTCTCCGCAGTTGCTCAGCGACTTGGTCAGCATTCAAGCCTTTAAGCACAACATTGTACCCAAAAGCAGATGCAAAACCGTGTACCAGTTCCGCCTCAAACAACTTGAGGTAGCGACCTACCTCCAAGTTGTAACGAGGGGAGCGGGGCTGGATCACTCGGGGTGCAGGGTCACCTTTTGCTGAGAAGTTGATCTTCTCAGCCTTGACAAATGTGCTAACGTAAGCGTCACTACGGCGAATCGGTTTCAGGACGAGACTCTCCGCGGCTCTGCTATAGACTTGTTGTTTGCGACCGTGGTATAGTGCGGCATAGCCGTCACGAGGGACCACGGTGGTCGGGGACAACTTCGATAGCAGTTTGGACTTAACCACAGCCAGACGTTCAAACACATTTGCAAGGGGTTTCCTAGGGGTTTCCAGGACCCCATCTGAGACGGTATAAAGAACCCTCTCAGCCACACCACGAACCAAATTAGCCAGACTTGAATTGTGGACCCCATACACAGCTCCAGACCCATACTGTGATAGCGATCTCACAAAACGTGTTTTCCCACCCTTATCGCCCCCACTAATGGTGATGCCTGGACACCCGCTGCGATCAATACGGGTGTCCACACCAATGGAGTAGACAGGGCCCCCTCAAGCAGTGCCACCAGTGCGGCGTAATTTGCGGTACGCCGCACTCTTGCGGATGAGGGTGAGCTGCTCATCGGCAGTGGACTGCAAGAAATAAACATCAACACAGATGGCAAAGTAGTAGCTGATGTGTGTCGGTCGCATGCCGTGGTTCTTCATGAACCGGCGCACGACATCAGATACCACCATGCGGTTGGCAGACGAATCCGTAAGACAACCAAGCTCGGTGCGCAGATGCGCAACTGCCAGACGAACAATGGCAGACTGTCCGAGATTGGGTAATTGTCCAGGATCTTCAGCATCTGAGTACTGGTCAAGGTACTCGTCACGCCAATACCGCACCACCCGGCTCCAGGTATCCTCCCTGGGCCACAACCACCAAGTCAACAGCGAGACAAACACCAACCCACTGATGACTAGCACAACGGAGGTATAATCAATGGTTTGGGATTCCATAAGTTTTCCGTCGATG